AAATGGTCAGCTGGATGTCAAGTTATCGCATCTAATGATGATTGGCATGAGTTTTTAGATATATGTCAAACAGCTAGAGAGGTTTGGGGTAATTCATTTTCTTATACACTTTTAGAAAGTAAAGATATTGTAGAATGACAAAAAGAAATGAAATGGATCAATATCAAGATGATCTTGAAATGTTAGATATGTCTATGCGTAATGCTTATAGAGTATTAACAAATAAAATATCTATTAGAAGATTAATAAATAGTAGTGATGATCAAGGTATGTGGTTACCTTATGCTGATATATTTAATCCATCTAATAAAGATATAGATAGTGTTATAGAATATTATTGTGATTTAGAAGAGTATGAAAAATGTGCTGAATTAGTTAAAATTAAAGAATATCGTAAAACACAAGCTAAAATAGATAGAATAAATAATAGTAAATTAGGTGGAATAAAATAAAAATTATGAGTATATTAAGTACAATATTTTCAGGTGGGACTAAAGATCTTGTAGAAGGTGTAGGTAACGTAATAGATGATCTACATACTTCTAAAGAAGAAAAATTAGAAGCAGAACAAAAAGTAAAAGAATTAGTTGTTTCATATCAAAATACATTAGAAAAAGAAATATCAAATAGATGGACTGCTGATATGAATAGTGATTCTTGGTTGTCAAAAAATATAAGGCCATTAGTTTTAGCCTTTCTAGTTCTTTCTACAGTTTTAATGATATTCATTGATGCTGGAGTAGTTCAATTTCATGTAGAAGAAAAATGGACTAACTTATTACAACTAGTTCTTATTACGGTTATAGGTGCTTACTTTGGTGGTAGATCATTAGAGAAAGTAAAAAAGAATGCCTAATTCGGATATAATAATAGCACAACCTTGGGAAAATTTAGATAAATATAAAAATAATCCTGTAATACATACAGGTCAGGAATATTTAAAATTTATAAATACAAATCTTTTTAGTGAGGTTTCAAGATATTATTTAAAACATAAAGTATATACACATGCTCCAGAAGGTACTTCAGAACATAAAGAATTTTGGGATAGAGAAGAAAAAAGATGTAAAGAAGGATATACTATAGGAGGTGTACGTGTAACTGGAGAACATTATGCATATTTAAATTATGGTAGGATATTAGCTACTGTAGAAGAAGGGGAAAGATCTAGAAAAATAGATACTTTCCCTAAATTTTTAGATATGGATTATTATTGGTATCATGAATTGGAAGCTGCTGAAAAAGCAGGTCAAGGAATGATTGTTGTAAAAGCTAGACGTAAAGGATTTTCTTATAAAAATGCTTTTGGTATGGCTTGGAAATTTACTTGGTATCCTTTTTCAGTATCTATACTTGCTGCATTTGAAAAAACTTTTTGGTCTAATACTATGGAGATGGCTAAAAATATGATAAACTTTATTAATCAAAATACTGATTGGGCTAAAGGTTTTTTAATAGATAGACAAGATCATATAAAAGCTGGATATATAGAAAAGGATATTATATCTGGTATTAATATTCATAAAGGATATAAGTCTGAATTATTAGCTTTATCATTTAAAGACGCTCCACAAAAATCTGTAGGACGTACTGCTGAACGAATGTTATTTGAAGAAGCTGGAGATTGGCCAGGATTATTACAAGCTTATCAACGTTCATATCCTTTATTTAAAGATGGTAATATTATGATTGGTATTCCTATTATTTATGGTACTGGAGGTAATAATAAAAATGGTACTAATGCTGATTTTGAAGAAATGTTTTATAATCCTTCAGTATATGGATTAAGATCTTATGATAATGTATATGATGACAATGCGGTAGGAGAAGCGGGTTGGTTTGTAGATGACGCTTGGTATCGAGAACCTTTTGTAGATAAAGCAGGAAATGCTTTAAGGGAGAAAGCTAAAGAAGATGTATTATTAGAAAGAGAACAGAAAAAACATGCAGATCCTAAAGCTTATAATATGTTAGTTACTCAACATCCTAATACTCCTAAAGAAGCTTTTTTAAGAAATGAAGGATCTGTATTTCCAGCAATTGAATTATATAATGTTCTATCTAAATTAAAATCAAATGATAGATATAAGAAAATTGGTACTCCTGGTAAACTTTATACAGAAGATAATGAGATAAGATTTAGACCTGATCTTGAGAAACAACTAGAACCTTTAAATAGATTTCCACATAAACCTAATGATGATGTAACAGGTTGTCCTATTATATACCAACATCCTCCAGAGAATATACCTTATGGTTTATATAAAATTGGATTGGATCCTGTAGCGTTTGATAAGTCAGGTAGTAGATCTTTAAATGCTGCTTTTGTATATAAATCATTACAAAGTTTTGAACATGGTTATGATGAGATAGTAGCTGAATATGTAGGCAGACCAGATAATATTGAAATATATAATAGAAACTTAGAATTATTATCTGAGTATTATGGTGGAGCTGAGATTATGTTTGAAAATGATAGGGGTGAGGTATTATCTTATTTTAAGAGAAGAGGTAAATTAAATTTATTAGCAGACCAACCTGATAATGTTATATCTAAAGTTATAAAAGATTCTACAGTAGCTCGTATAAAAGGGTGTCATATGAATGAGAGAATGAAAGATGCTGGAGAGAAATTTATACTTAGATGGTTATGGACTGAAAGAGGATCAAATGTAGATGGAGAAAAAGTTTATAATATGGATTTGATAATGAGTCCTGCTCTTTTAGAAGAACTAATTCAGTATCATAGAGGAGGAAACTTTGACCGTGTAATGGCATTAATGCAAGTTATGTTTATGGTTGAAGAAACTTACGAACAAGAAGTTGGACAAGAAAAACGTAAAAATCATGCTGCAGATTACCTTATAAGTAATATTAACACGATGTTTAGTAGGACTAGTCGATAATTTTTATTATATTTGTTAGTTAGTAGCATTATTAAATTAAAAAAAAATGGGATATTCGTTTCCGCAACAAAAATTAACTAGAAAACAAAAAGCAAAAAGTAATTTTGCTTGGGGTAAAAATGTTCTAGATGAAATAGATAAATATAATTCAAAAGGATTTGATGGTAGATTAGATAATACCAGAAAACAAATAAATTATGATATATATAACGGACAGATAGATCGTGATGATTATGAATATGTTTGTAAACCTTATGGGGTAGATGGTGTAGGAGAATTACCTGCAGAATTACGTCATTATGATATTACTACTCCTAAATTAAGAGTTTTATTTGGAGAAGAAATAAAAAGACCTTTTAATTATAAGTTAATAGCAACTAACTCAGAAGCTATAACTGAGAAAGAAAGAGAAAGAATGAGAATGATTGCTGAATATGTAAAAGAAGCAATTATGTCTAGAGTTAATGCTATGGTAGCTCAAGAAGCAGAAAAAATGCAAGCTAATGTTCCGCAAGAATCTATGACACCAGAAGCTCAACAACAAATGGATCAGCAACTTCAACAGATCCAACGATCCATGACTCCTCCAGAAATAGAAGAATATATGAAGAGAGATTATGTTGGATCTAGAGAAATACAAGGACAACAAATATTAGATTATTTAATAAGAAAAGAAAAAGTAAAAGAAAAATTTAGTAAAGGATGGAAACATGCTTTAATTGCTGGTGAAGAAATTTATTGGACAGGTATTGTAAATGGTGAACCTACCATGAGAACTGTTAATCCTTTATATTTTGATTACGATAAAGATCCAGATTTAGACTATATACAAGATGGTCAATGGGCAAAATATATTATGAGAATGACTCCAGGATCTGTGATAGATACTTTTGGAGAATACCTAACAGATAGACAAATTAAAGATTTATATTCTGATACAGGAGTAACTGGAGCTAATCATATAATTGATGAGACATTTGGTGAATTTTCATATGATCATTCTGATACATTTGATTTAGATAATTTTGGTACTAGTGATGGACAAGCAAGTTCTGAATATATTAGAGTGGTTCATTGTGAATGGAGATCTTTACGTAAATTAGGTTTTTTAAAATTTATAGATGATAAAGGAGTACCACAAGAAACTATAGTAGATGATACATATGTAAAAGATGAAGCTAAAGGTGATATAGAAATAAAATGGGAATGGATACCTGAGATATGGGAAGGTACTAAAATAGAAGGTGGTATATATGTTAATATAAGACCTAAGCCAAATCAATATAAAGATCTTGATAATTTGTATAGTTGTAAATTAGGTTATATAGGAATAGCTTATAATAATCTTAATTCTAGATCTGTTTCAGTTATAGATAGAATTAAACCATATCAATATATGTATAATATTATTATGTATAGATTAGAAATGGATTTAGCTTCTGATAAAGGTAAAAAGTTTTTAGCGGATATTAATCAGATACCTAGTGATCTTGGAATGGATATGCAAAAATGGATGTATTATTTTGACGCTATGGGTATCGCTTGGGTTAATCCTCATGAAGAAGGTAATAGAGGAAAACCTCATTCTTTTAATCAATGGCAAGCAGTGGATTTATCTATGGCTCAAACAGTACAACAAAAGATACAATTACTAGAATATTTAGAAATGCAAAGTGGTGAAGTTGCTGGTGTTACTAAACAACGAGAAGGACAAATGGGTCCAAGAGAAGGATTGGGTACTTCGCAACAAGCTATTGTACAATCATCTCATATTACAGAAGATCTGTTTAGAAAATTCTCTAGGTTAGAACAAAGAGATCTCCAAGCGTTATTAGACTATTCTAAAGAAGCTTGGTTAACAGGAAAAAAAGGAATGTATGTAATGTCAGATGGTACTAAAGAAATATTTGATCTT